GGTCGGCGCGACCGAGGCCGGAAACAACTGGATCGGCTATTGCATCCATCGGGCACCGGGGCCGTTTCTGGCGGTGCAGCCGACCGTCGATCTGGCCAAACGGCTGAGCCAGCAGCGGATCAACCCGCTGGTCGAGGAAAGCCCGGAGCTGCGCGCGCTGATCATGCCGTCGCGGTCGCGGGATTCCGGCAATACGATTCTGGCGAAGCAATTTCCCGGCGGGCAGTTGATCCTGACCGGCGCGAACTCGGCGGTGGGCCTGCGCTCGATGCCAGCGCGCTGGATATTTTTGGATGAGGTGGATGCCTATCCCGGTGACATTGACGGCGAAGGTGATCCGATTGCTCTGGCCGAGGCGCGCACCATCAGTTTCGGGCACCGGGCCAAGGTGTTCCTGACCTCGACCCCGACCATCAAGGGCGTCAGCCGGATTGAGCGGGAGTATGACTTGTCCGACCAGAGGCGGTACTTTGTGCCCTGTCCGCAATGCGGCGGCATGCAGTGGTTGCAGTTCGAGCGGCTGCGCTGGGCGAAAGGCAGGCCGGAAACCGCGCGCTATGTCTGCGAACATTGTGAAGAGCCGATCGAGGAACGCTTCAAGACGCAGATGATGGATGAAGCAAACGGCGCAGGCTGGATGCCGACCGCAGATGACGGCACGCGGGCGGTGGCCGAGGCGGCGGGCGTCGTCGGCTATCACATCAATGGGCTGTATTCGCCGCTGGGTTGGCTTGGCTGGGTCGAAATTGCCCGAAGCTGGGAAGAGGCCGTTGGTAATGACGCCGCCCTGAAAACCTTGAAAAACACTGTCTTGGGCGAGACATGGCAGGAACGCGGCGAAGCGCCGGATTGGCAACGGCTCTACGAGCGGCGCGAGGAATACCAGCTCGGCCATGCACCCTCAGGCGTTCTGGTTCTGACCGCCGGGGCGGATGTGCAGCGTGACCGGATCGAGATCGATGTCTGGGGCTGGGGCCGGAATTTGCAATCCTGGCTGATCGAACACGTGGTGATTGATGGCGACACCGCCAGCCCCGAAGTCTGGGCGCAGTTGTCAGATTTCCTTGCCATCACTTGGACGCATGTCGACGGTGCCCGCATGGCGCTGGCGCGTATGGCGATCGATACCGGCGACGGCGTGACCACAGCCATGGTCTATTCCTGGGTGCGCGCGGCCGGACGTGGTCAGGTCATCGCCATCAAGGGTGTCGGCGGATTTGACCGATCCACCCCGGTGGACGGTCCAACTTATGTGGAAACGTCTGAGGGCGGGCGCAAACTCAAACGAGGCGTGCAGCTTTGGAAAGTGGCGGGCGCGGTGTTCAAATCGGAGCTCTATCGGCTGCTGCGCCTGAACCCGCCGACGGACGATGACTTGGCCGAGGATGGCGAATGGCCCGCCGGATATGTCCACATCCCCAAAGGCACGCCCGCCGAATGGTTCCGGCAACTGACTGCCGAGCATCTGATGGTGACCAAGACCCGGCAGGGGTTCCAGAAGCTTGAATGGCAGCAAATTCGCGAGCGCAACGAGGCGCTGGATTGCCGCGTCTATGCCCGCGCCGCCGCATGGTTGATGGGGATTGATCGCTGGGACGACCGGCGATGGGAGCAACTGGAAGAGCAATTGAGACCAGGAAAGATCGAGGCCGCACCTGCGGGTGTGCCGGAGCGCCCAACGCAACAACAGGTAAAGCGCCGCCAATCCGACTGGATGGGAAATGGGCGCAGAGGGAAATGGTTCTGAGATATGGCTTATACGCAAACCGAGCTTGATGCGCTGAAATCGGCCTTCGCGGCGGGCGTTCTGCGCCTGACCTATGACGGCAAGAGTGTCGAATACGGCAGTGCGGAAGACATGCTGCGCCGCATCCGCGTGATCGAGGGGGAAATGGCCAAGGTTGTCGGCAAGCCCCTTCCAGTCGCGGGATTTGCATCCGTGCGCCGGATGCACCGATGAAACGATCCACGCCAAATGTGCACTGGGGTCTGCTGGACGCTGCCATTTCCAGCATCGCGCCACGCGCGGCCTCGCGGCGTTATGCGGCCCGGGTGGCGATCGCCAACATGCGGCGTGGCTATGACGGAGCGGCACGCGGCCGGGCCACCGATGGCTGGGTTGCGGGCGGCACGTCAGCGGATACCGAGATTGCCATGGCTGGACCAGCGTTGCGGGCGCGGATGCGGGATCTGGTGAGGAATAACGCCATCGCGGCGCAGGCGGTGCAGGTTCTGGTCAACAATATCGTCGGCTCCGGCATTATCCCGCGCGCCAATACCGGCGATGCGGATCTGGACAAAACCGTCGATCAGCTTTGGCAGCGCTGGGCGACGGGCTGTGATGCCCATGGCCATACGACGTTTCAGGGGCTGCTGAGCCTTGCGGTGCGGGAAATGGTCGAAGGCGGTGATGTGTTCGCGGTCAAACGCACCTCGCGGCGCGGATCAAATGGCGAAGTCCCGTTGAAGATCGAACTGCGCGAGGCAGATCATCTCGATGAAACCCGCATCAACCAGTTGCGTGACGGCTCCGGCATCCGCCAGGGCATCGAATACGACAAGACTGGCAATCGCGTGGCCTATTGGATGTATCCCCATCACCCGGGCAATACGCTGGTTTCTTCGCAATTGAACCCGGTCCGGGTGCGCGCCGACATGGTGGCGCATCTGTTTGAACGCCAGCGGGTGCAAAATCGAGGCGTGCCCTGGGGCACCCCGGCCATGCGAGCCATTCGCGATGTGGATGACTGGCAGAACGCCGAGCTGGTGCGCAAGAAAACCGAGGCCTGCCTCGTAGGCATCGTCTTCGGGGCCGAAGAGGACCAGATGTCCATTGCCCCCACGGTGCAGGATGCGGACGGCAACCGGGTGGAACAATTCGAACCCGGGCTGATTGCCTACGCGCGCGGCGGCAAGGACATCAAGTTCAACCAACCCGCCAGCACTGCCGGAGTCTATGAATGGCACCGGGTGCAGCTGCATATCATCGCCGCCGGGTTTCGGATTCCTTATGCGCTGATGACCGGGGATCTGAGCCAGACCAATTTCGCCTCCTCCCGCGTCGGCCTGAATGAATTTCGCCGCATGGTGGCGCAGGTCCAGCACCAGACAGTAATCCCGATGTTCTGTGCGCCAATCTGGCGTTGGTTCATCGAAATGGCGCAGGTGGCGGGGTTGTTGCCAGCCGATGCACATATTCCCGCGCAATGGACCCCGCCTCGGTTTGAAAGCGTCAATCCACTGCAGGATGCGCAGGCCGACATGCTCGAGGTACGGGCCGGGTTTTCCAGCCTGCCGCAGCAGATCGCCCGGCGCGGTCTGGACCCGGAGACATTGATCGCCGACTGGGCAGCCTTCGCCGACAAGACCGACGCGCTGAAGCTGGTGTTTGATAGTGACCCGCGCCTCGTCAGCAAGGCGGGCCTCGCCCAGACCGTTGACCCGACCCAGCCAACCCCACCGCCGGATCAGGGCAACACCTGAAGGAGACCCCAATGCCTGAAACCACCATAGACCTTCCGGCGCTGAGCCGGGAGGCGCATCTGCGCGCGGATACCGTGAACGAGGCCGCTCGCACGGTTGAAATCACCTGGACGACCGGCGCAACCGTGCGGCGCAACCGGATTTTTCAGGATGCGATCGACGAGGAACTCTCGGTTGATCCCGGTGCTGTACGACTTGAACGGCTGAATGCCGGGGCACCGTTTCTGAACACGCACCGGGCCGGATCGCTGGACTCGGTACTGGGTGTGGTGGAGCCAGGGTCCGCCCGCATCGAAAACGGTCTGGGCACGGCGACCATCCGGTTTTCCGAGCGCGCTGATGTTGAACCGGTGTTTCGCGACATCGCCGCCGGGATCATCCGCAACGTTTCGGTCGGCTACCGCGTGCACCGCTACGACATTGAGAAACGCGATGGTGCACCGGAGCTGTGGCGCGCGGTGGACTGGGAGCCGCTGGAGATTTCCGCCGTTCCCATCGGAGCCGATCCGGGCGCGCAGGTTCGGGGTGATGACGCTCACGGCGAGACACAAAATCCCTGCGTCCTGACCCGTCAGAGCGGCACGACCCCAAATGAACACATTGAAATCACGAAAGGAAACGACATGCCGAAGAGCAAGAATCCGGTGGATGGTGAAGCCATCGAAACCCACCGCAGTGAAGGCGAAATGCAGACCCGCACTTCTGAGGCCACGGCGACGGCTCCTGCCCAGGAACCGCAGACCTTGCCCAACCCGGACGCAATCCGCACCGAAGAACGCCAACGGGCATCGGAAATCATGACCCTGTGCCGCCGACATGATCTTGACGGCCTGGCCGCTGACCTGATCGGGCGCGGCGTCACCCTGGATACCGCCCGGACCGAGATCCTCGACAAGATCGCCGATGCCGACCCGCTGCAAGGCCGGGTGCATGAACCGACCCCCGCGACCGCCCGTGGCAATGGTGACGCGGACACCGCCTATCGGGATGCCGTCGCGCAGGCTCTGCTGCACCGCCACAACCCCGGCAGCCATGAACTGACCAGCGCCGGGCGCGATTTCCGTGGCATGTCGCTGATCGAACTGGCGCGCCATGCGCTGGAACGGCAAGGTCAAACCACACGTGGCATGTCCCGCCTCGAACTCGCTGGGGAGGCGCTGGGCACCCGCGCTGCCGGGGCCATGTCCACATCCGACTTCCCGGCCATCCTTGCCAATGTCGCCAACAAAACCCTGCGCCAGGCCTATGCCAGCAGCCCGCGCACCTTCGCCGCCTGGGCGCGCCGCGCCACCATCACTGATTTCAAACCGGTCAGCCGCACGCAAATCGCCGGAGCCCCCGATCTTGAAAAGGTGCTGGAAAGCGGTGAATTCAAATACGGCTCCATCGGTGAAGGCAAGGAAACCTACGCATTGGCCACATACGGGCGGATCGTGGCAATCACCCGGCAGGTGCTGATCAACGATGATCTTGATGCGTTCACCCGCATTCCCTCGGCCTTCGGCGCAGCCGCCGCCGATCTGGAAAGCGATATCGTCTATGCGATCCTGACCCAAAACCCCAACATGGCCGACAACAAGGCGCTGTTTCATGCCAGCCACGGTAACCTTGGCACCGCTGCGGGCGTGACAGAAACTGCGCTGGGCGAAGCCTACCGTAAGTTCGGCTCCCAGAAAGGTCTCGAGGGTCGGCTCATCTCGATCCTGCCCAGCTATATCATCACGCCACCGGGCAGTCGCGCTATCGAGGCCCGCAAGCAGATGACGCAGACAACGCCTGCGGCAACGGCGGATGTGAACACCTTTGCCGGGCGCTTGCAGGTGATCGAAGAGCCGCGCCTCATTCCGCCCTCCGGCACTGACCCGTGGTTTCTGGCGGCGGATCCCGGGCGCGTCGATACCATTGAATACGCCTATCTCGATGGTCAGGAAGGTGTCTACACCGAGACCCGTACCGGCTTTGAGGTCGACGGGATCGAAATCAAGGCCCGACATGATTTTGCGGCCAAGGCGATCGACTGGCGCGGGTTGTTCAAGAACGCTGGTGTGTAACGCCATCTGGCCGGTGGCATAACGCTGCCGGTCCCCATCTCTAACGGAGAACCC